AGCGTCATTAGGGGCCTGGGCATTTAATGGCTGAGTTACAAAGATCAGCGCATAAGTAATACCTAAAGTAACCAGCACAAAGCAGGCAGCTAGTGAACCGCCAATAATTAAAATTAACCTGGCGTGTATATCCTCAGGGGCTAACCTGCGTGCTGGTCTATCCATTGTACGACTGTTTAACGAGGTCCTTAGTGCAGACTCCAGTAGGGATACACGCCGGCGGTTGACACTCTTTGAGTTTCCAGTTTTTGTACTCTTGGCAGGGATATCTTGTCCAGCCGTCATAACCGCACCCCGTTAGTAAAACGCTTAGGCCTAGCCCTATAAGCCATAAGCGCACTACCGACCTAGAGGGTCTTTAGGGTTTAGGTAACGATAGGCAACGGGTAGCACAGCTGCTAATCCTGCTTTAAGCAAAAGGCTAGGGTCAGTAATGCCAGACATATAACAGGCGACTGTTGCAGCTACAAAGCTACGTAACCAGCTGCCACCGATTTGTTGGGCTACCTTTAGGCTGTGTCTATTCATCTTTAACCAATCCGAGCTTAGCTATAAGCTCTTTTGTTTGTTTAGGGTTTAAAGCTATTTCAAAGTGCATTTCATCAGCTCTTTTCCAGTCCCCGCCCCATTTACAGCCGTACTTGGCAGCTAGGGTCCTACACTTAATCATATTTTCAGGGCTAAAAGTATTTCTGTAAGTTAAAGCGTGTTTAGTCGCGTTTAAATCTATAGCTGTGCCGCTACTGTGATTACTTAGGCTGTCAGTGCTGCCTCTTATCATACGGAACGCATAGCCCCAATCGTCTAAGGTCCCTTTGTCTATCGGCTCTATCGTTTCGTGAAACTCCGCCGCCAAGCCAATAAGCAAGGGCGCAACCTTTTCAGCACACCGTATTTTAAGATCAGTGCCAGGTACTTTAAAAGATTTAATGTCAATTTCTGCAGGGTCCTTACTGGCAGGCCAGCCGTTATTAGATTTTAAGGTCGTGTTCGGCATTACTGCACTCCCAACGGTAATTAGTAGTATTTAAAATTAACTCAGGGTGGCAATTAGGACTAGGGGCTATAAAAGCGTCTGCCTCTGGGTCATAAGTAAAGTGCAACCCTGCAAAGTTATAGCGTATATTGCCGTTATAGCTTGTCCGCTTTACAGTGTAAGGCGTACCTAAAGCATAGTAAGCCTCAGTATCTAAGCCGTTAATAGTTTCGGTTTCGTCTTTACCGACTATTACATCAACTACTACATTATTTTCTAAATATGCGTAATGCGCCATTATGCCCAGCTTACTGTATCTGATACGCCTGCAGCTGTAATTGTTGAAACCTTAAAACCGCCGCTAGGTGCTGCTGTTGTTTGTGATACTCCACCGCTAAAAGTAGCCGTGTAAACATCTGGATATTTTAAAACTACAATACCGCTTCCACCGTTGCCACCTGAATAAGGGGCGTCATTGGCCGCACCACCGCCGCCGCCTGTGTTAGCTGTTCCTGCAACGCCATTGGCAAGATTAGTTCCTGCACCACCACCGCCTGTGCCGCCTGACCCGACTGTGCCGCCGGAATTAGCTACTGTTCCACCACCACCGCCACCGTAGTAAAGGCTTGAGCCAGTAATTGCAACCTGTACACCTATTCCACCATTACCGCCTGTCGTTCCGGCACCGTCAACACCTACAGCACCAGCACCACCGCCGCCGCCGGTTGGATATTGTGCCGCTAGATTTAAACCTTCACCACCGTTGAAACCTTGATTAGCAGTCCCCAAGCCTTTAATGCCTGGTACGCCGCCCGGACCTGTTGCTGCACCACCACCTGAGCCGCCAAGTTCACCGTCTGGTGAAGTTCGCGAACCGCCTGCACCGCCGCCGGTTGAAGTTATGGTGCTAAAAATTGATGTTGCCCCATTTGTGCCTTTTGCACCTATTGAACCTGTGCCCCCTGCACCTACTTTTAATGAATAATTAGTTGAAGGTGTTAAAGTTAAAGCGGTTTCTAAAGTGCCGCCCCCGCCGGTAGTTGTTACTGTTGAACGTAATCCACCAGCACCACCGCCGCCGCCGCGTTCATTAGCTCCACCAGCACCACCACCAGCCACGACAAGATAATTTACAAGCAAAGGCACAGCGGATACTGTTGATATTGCACCGGCTGCTATTGCGCCAATCATTTAAGCAATACCGCCAAAAATACGCCAAGTGTTGGCAGCTACCCGCACGCATTGAGCTACCTTATGCGTAACCAAAGTAGGGGCGGCTGATACTGCACCGGCTGAGGTTATGGTTACACCGCTACCAGCTGCAAAAGTTAATAGCCCTGCACCAGTGTTAATAAAAGTAATTGCGCTACCTACCGCTGCAGCTGTCAAAGTGCTATCAGGCGCGATAGTTACCGTCTTAGTACCTGCGTTGCTGGTCTGAATTAGTACTTGATATAGGTCGTCATTATCTACCGTATAGGTAGCACCTGACTCAGTAGTAACCGTAAAGGCCACTAGGCCATTAAACATAGCTGCACTGAGTACGTCGCCGGTACTAGCCGGAAAACCTGTAGCCATTATTTCCTCTTTTCGCTGTTAGTAGGATAATACATTTATACCTAATTGTCCGTAATTAGCGTTACCAATTATGAAAGATTCTATAATTGGCTCTAACGTAACAAAAGTAGTAGACCAGCGCGTAGGGGTTATATTGTAACTTACGCCGAATATCTGCAAAGTTTTATTTAGGGTGCTAGTGCCTACGCTATTTGGCTGTGTTGACTTAACGGTAATAGTGTCAAAAAAATCAAGCTCTAAGGCGGCTGCTACTCCTGAGTCATAACCGACGGTGTTTAAATCTAGCAGGGTTACGCTGTCGCACCTTACGGTCGTTTCTTGCCTAGAGGCTACGTAAGCCAGGGCATAGTTTAAGGCCTCAGCTGTAGTCTGCATTAGTAAATCAGATTTGTTATAGCTGTGTAAAAAATACTTGTCTATAGAGTCCTGATTTAAAGCCGTCTGAGTAGCTAACCCTGTAGCAGTTATTGAGGCTTTGTTATATACCAGGCTATCGTCTAGCACCCAGCGTACGTTCTGGTATTGAATACCTGAGCCGTCATCTGCAAACACTGTAGGAGTACCGGCAATAGAGCTAGAGGTTAACGCTCGATCTTGAAAAGTTACGTTACCGCTAGCGTCAATATATACCGCCCCGTACTCGCTGGTTTCTACGGTTTGCAAGGCGTTAAGTGCAGTCCTGGTAGTGCCAGGGTCAGCCTGTAGCGTCGTCTGCCCTGTGTCTATATCGCGCATAGAGTTAGGCCAGGCGATCTGGTCCAAAATCTTAGTAACTCTAGCCCCTGATAACTGTCCAGCTGTAGCACCTGTAACAGTTGATACAGTACCCATATTAAGTAATCTAAAGCCGTCTGAGGCTGTTAGGGTCGTGTAAGACACCTCGCCTACTACTTGGGCCTGAGTAAAGTTATAGCCTGTTATATAGCCTGCAAACAACGGATAGACCAGGCCAGTATTATTATCTGTAGCAGTTATCGTAACCTTACGCAAAGGCAGCAAAAGCCCCGCAAAGGGTGAGCTTAGGTTTTCAGGGTTAAAGTCGCCGTTAATATCGGCAATACGTATAGAGGCAGTACCGGCCTGGAATTGGTCCGCGTTTGCATTACGTCCACGCTGAATATTTACAGCCTGGACTTGATTAGATACGTCAGCTGTAACAGCTGCACTATCAGCCAACACGTTAACGCCTAATACACCAGAGCCGATAATCATAGCCTGGCCAAAAGACGCACCAGAGCTAAAGTTAACTATGCAGTTAATCGTTGGGGCTGCCATTAGCTACCAGCTGAGGTAAGGCTATTACCTGCCCTATTTAATTCCTGTAGGGCTGTTTGTACCGTCTGATAAAACTCAAAAGTAGAGCCTACGTTTATGCCGCCTTGCAGGTTAACGGTTAGGTTTGTTGGACCTGTTGCCTGTTGCGCTGCTATGCCTGTTTCCATTTGCATATTACCTGCACCTAAAGCCACTAGATCAAAGCCTAAGTAACTTAGGTCGCCCATATTGCCAAAAGTACCAGCTGCTATTGCAGACTGAGCCTCAGCTAAGCCAGGGGCGAAAGTGCTACCGGCTGCACCTACGCTATAAGCTGCCGCGCTTGGTAGTGAGGCTTTACTTAAAGCTGAGATTCTGGCTCTAGCGTCTGCCAGGATTTCTTCGTTAGCCTTCTTAGATTCGTCTACGATCAGTTTAAGCCTGGCGATTTCGTCAAACGTTGCCTGTCGTTTAGCAGCTTCTAAATCTTGTAAGGCTTTAATATCGTCGTTTTTATCCTCGGTCTTTAATGCCTGTAAGGCCTTTACTCGGGCCTCGTCCTCTTTAGATAGTTTGCCCTGTAATGCAGCTGCTAGCTGTATCGCGTCCATATCAAACATACGTTTTAGTTTTTCATTAGCTGCCTGAGCTTTAGTTAAAGCTACTATTTTAGTACGGTCTGCTATTTCGGTTTTACGATCTTTAGCAGCTTTAGCAGCTTGCTCAGCCCTAGCTCTGTTTTCGTTTCTATTGGTTCCCGTATTAGTTTTAGGGCCTTCAAAATCTCTAGTTAAACCAAAAACGCTACCAATTAAACCTAGAGCTACTAAAAACTTTTTAGCTGTAAGTATTCGGGTTAATCCTGCAGCTACGGCTAATGAAGCACCGCCGGTACCAATAGTTACAAAGGCTGCAGCTACCGTACCTAATACCAGTGCTGTAGGGGCTATGTCCTTAGCAAACTTAGCCATTTTACCTAAGTTAGTAATAACATTAGCTGTACTTTGTGCCAAGCCGTCCATTTGTGCTGCTAAATCTTTGACTCCATTTTGGCCAGATAAATTAGTAAGCGAGTTAATTAAAGCTACGCCTATAGTTTCGCTGGCTTCTTGAGCAGCTACGCCTAATATATTTAACTGGCCTGCATAAGTTCCAGCGGCTACGCCTGCCTGACCGGCAAACAATACGGTCAATTTATTAGTAATCTGTTCAAAGCTATCGGTTTTTAATTCGGCTTTAGTTAAGCCAATACCTAACCGGCCTAACGCCTGAGTTTGCCCCAAAAAGGCCTTACTTAAACTGGCTGAAACGGCCTCGGTACTCTTACCGGTTGACGCGGTGATATCTAAAGTAAGGTTAAGTAATCTTTGTGCCTCAGATACGTCGCCTGTAGCTCTTACTAGCTTTTCAAAAGCCGGCCGTAGTAATTCCTCTGATACACCAGTAACACGCTGCAGGCTGTCTATATAGGCGGTTACTGAGTCGGTAGCGAACGCTTGCCCTACGTTTTTTAAGGTCTGGGCTAGTGTTGCCTGGGCTTTTTGATCTGCTACCGCCGCTGCTACTGAACGCTTGGTATAGGCAGCTAGGGCCGCACTTGCCGCGCCTATGCTTAAAGTACTGGTTAGGCCAAAAGATTTAGTCTGATTTTGTAATTTTCTAAGTTCTTTTTGTGCGCCTACTATGCCTAATTTATTAAGTTGGAATAAAATCGGTATTCTAACGGCCATTATTTAGCCAACCTTAAATTAAGTTTATTAGTGGCCTTAGTTATGCTGTTGCGTAAATCATTTTCAATAAAAGGTAAATTATCCTCAACAGTTTTAATAACTATACGGCCTTGCTTACCACGTACGGTTACACCGGACTGGTCCCTGATAGCTTTAATAAACCTAGCACTTTTAGCATTTTGCCCGCTATGCCTACCGGCCCACTCGTAGATACTACCGGCAGGGTCATTGTTTATTAAAAATAAAGTTTTACTAGTCCAGTTACCGCGCACTCTTTGACGGTCTAATTTTGTTTTAATACCGGTTTTTATAGATTTAGGTTCAAAAGTTAACCTACTCCACTTGCCAGTTTTAACAGGCCTAGCCCAACCGCTTAAAGGTGAGGCGGCTGGGACTAGTGCTCTGGCCTGTGTTTGTGTACGTTTTGTAGTTTGATAAATCTCAGCGTTCATAATCTTTAAAGTTTCAGTGTCGTACCTTTTAAGTAACGCGACGGTTTCGGCATAACCCTCTAACTTAACGCCTCTTAGATCGGGTGCCACGCTTTGCCGCCTCGTTTCTATCTTTTAGTACTTTGTAGACTGCCGCTAACATCTCGGGCGACATCTCTACAAACTCTTTAGGTGCTATGCCAGTTTCAACCGCTAACGCTGCTATTTGGTAGGTAAGTAGTTCCCTATTACCTACCCAGCTAAAGGGTCGCTATCTAGCACCTCTACTGCCTTTAGGGTGTTAAGAAAAGCCTCACCGAATAGAGCTACAGTCTGCCCGCTGCGTTTAATCGCTAGCCAACATAAATAGTAAACGTCGGTTTGCTTTTCCTGTTCCCTAAAGCATTTGTTAATGCCCATTTTTGCGTAGGCTTCGAACTCTACTTCGATAGCCGGGGTAATGTCGTATTCCTCTACTACCCCGGTATCTCTAGTAATTTTCAACCTTGCCATTTTCTAGCCCTCTTTTCTAATTAGCTTACTGCTGGAAACGGTGCTGTCTGTGCTGTGATATCAAATTGGAAGTCTAGCTGGGCGATTTCACCGTTGGCACCGTTAATAGGTGTGTAGCCGTTGACAAAGCATGAGCCTTTATAGACTGGGTTAGTAGCACTTGCAGTAGAACCGTTAGCACCGATCTCAAACGCTGCAGACGTACCGCTGAGGCTGTCTAGTACTGCACGTGTCGAGCCTGCTGCGATAGCGTCTTGATTTAAGTAAAGGCTGCCGCTAAGGGTTGAAGCCTGCAAACCCTTTAGGTATTTGTGTGCTGCGTCGCCCATAGCTGTAATTTCTAGCTGGTCAAAGTTCACGTTAATGCTAGCGGAGATAACTACGCTAGACATATCGTAAGTACCTAGTTTTAGGTAAGTATTATTTGTAAAATAAATTGCCATTATTCCTGCACTTCCTTTACTTTAGTAGGGGTTGGGCTTACTGAGGATTCCTCTAAAGCGCCAATTTTTAGCAAGTGTGGTAAGTCCCACCCTTCTAAATCTGTGTCGGTAACGGTACCGCCGAGGCCAACCCCTGCGATTTCGTTATCTATCATTACTTTATAGTTAGCCATAATTAACTCCACTCGCTTATTATTTCTAAACCGGCTTCACTTTGAAGCAAGTTACCGCTAGGGGTTTCCAAAATTGCAGGCGCGCTAAAGCTAGTTATATTTATTGTTAAACCTGAGGCGGCTAACTTAGTCATAACAGCTAGGTAGTAATCCTCTAGCTTGGTTTGGCTACCTAAGTTATCCATAACTGGTACTAACAAAAATAATTTAAACCGTACTGTAGGGGCTATGGCAGTTTTAACGTTGCTGTTAACCAAAATAAAAGGGTCGTCATTGGCGATAACTAACGAGTTGCTTAAAGGGATTTCTGGGACGTGATTAAACACTGTCCAGACTCCGACGTTAGCTAACGCTGTAGCTAGTGTTGACCTAAGGGTAGTTATGGCTGCAGGCATTAGCCCACCATAGAATTAGGCGACATATACGGCGCAATTAAACCGCGCACTTTGCCGATCAGTGAATTTCCGAGCTGATAAGGTGAGGCGATAAAGCCGTCAATAGTAGTAACGCTGGCACCTGGGGCCTGTCGGGCTTGCCAGATAGTAGTAGCTAGAGCCGCTGCAGCTTCGCGTACTGCTGGCACACTTGCATAAGCTGTTGCGTGATTAGGTCCAGTAGCTAAACCATAAGGTTTTACTAAGTGTGTAGTTTGGTCTGCAGCTGTTTTATCAAAAGTAAAACGGTAAAGGTCATAGCCGGTTAGTGTTTTAGTGCCATTAAAAGTAGTACCTGCGCCGGCTACTGTTACTTGCTGGCCAGTTACAAAGCCATGAGGTGTAGGGGTGGTAATTGTAG